TATCTTTTTATAAAGAGACCTTTTATCTACATTAGATAAGTCTCTAGGAATTGCCGCGGCCACTTCTTTCTGCATCATTTCTAAATAGTCTTCTGTGTTCTCATCAATGTCTAATGCTTCTTCAATCGCATTAAGAACATATGATGGACCAGGACCTACCCAATATTTAATTACAGTTGTCAGAGTAGCTTGTAAACCATCAAAGGTATCATCAGCAAAAACAATTCTAAATGTTTTACCGTGAGGGCTAGTATCGTTTTTAAGTGACCCAGGAAGTTCGTTACCATTAGTAATATTAAGCTGTGGTGCACCGGTTCCTGTAAGAGGAACTTGTATACTTTGTCCAGGTTTATATACAACACTGTTAAATGTTATATTTGAATCAGTATTGTTTTTAATTAATAATGTACTACTTGCTCCTTGAAAGTCTGAAAAGAAATGATCGTTAGAATTTTCAGGATCTTTAATTCTAAAAACACCTTGCTTACTTAGAATAGTATCAACAAAGACTTCAGTCTCTTGATATATAAACTCTTCCATATTATTAAATTCATAATATGATTTAAGTAATTCTTTAATCCCTCTTTGATTAGACTGATCTCCGCTACCAACTTGGTCCTGAAGAATATTAGTAGGTATAAGTTCATCAAGTCTAAGATTCTCTTTTGTCTTACGCTTACTTGAAGCAACTGATTCGATATAACCAGGTGTTTGTGCTTCTCCTCCATATCGAGCCATGTGTTATCCTCTAAGTCTTGATGTAGTGTTATACGATATAGTACCAGTGCTTCCTGATACAGCAATAGAATCGATCTCTGGAGTAATATTAGTTCTTAATGGATCGATTGCAATCAGCTGATCTCTCTTAGGAGCAATGTCTAAAGAAGCTGGTGTTACTGTAATTCTAATTCCACCTGTTGGAACAACTGAAGGTGCAAAGTTATTTAGTACAACTTTACCTGAAGTAGTATTTACGCTTCCTGCATCTGTTATAACAATAGTTTCTGCACCATCTACAATTTTATAAACATATACTCTACGGTCATCCTGTCCTTCTACTACTTCATCTCCAAAGAAATGATCAACACCATCAACTTGGAACGCTGTTGATGTAATAACTGAATCAGTACTACTACCAGTGACATAAAAAGAACCTGTAAAGAATAAAGTAAAATTATTATCCTTACGCACCAAGCTTGGTGTGATTTTTTTAAATAACATAGGACGTACAGTTGAGTTAACAATTGATGGATCAGAGTTATCGATTGCTTTTAATAGTTGTGAATGTCTGAACACTCCATCAAATTTATTGAGGTTATTAAAACTATAATCCTCTACTGTATCACTGACCACGCTAAGTAGATCACTTGCACTTCTGTCAGTCAGGTTATTATTATATTTAAAGAATACATCTAACTCTAGGTAAGTATAGTTAGGATCAACCATAACCGGAGTAATAGAGACTACGTTCTTACCTTTAAGGATAGTATTCTTAATTGTATTCTTTTGTGCGACTGTTAGTGTTTCGTTTTGTACTGGTTTAACACAAACATATACGCTACCATAATCTGGTGGATCATTATCTTCACCACCCCAGGTACTAATCGCATCGATGTCTGAGAACTCTCTTTGAATAATAGCACGATAGTCATCTGTGGTTACCGCTCTGTTCTGAGAAGTAAATGTTAGCGGAGCATTATATCTTATTGACTCTAATGTCTCTCTGTCCGAGCCGCCAGTAGACTTACTGACCAGGCTTATGGAAACAGCTGATGCACTGAATGGTCCGATATTAATATTAGATCCCATTCCGAAATTTGTCGCACCATTTACATCCTTACCATTTGTATACACATAGTCGAGCGTTACGATATTATTTGACAGAGGACGGGATCCAATAACACCATCGCCAAAGAACACTTCGTAATATTCATTTGCATTCTCTTGTAGATGAAAGATACGAGTTGCAGCGTCGACATTCAGTAGCGTAGTATACTTAGTATAGATATCGAATGCAGAAGATAAATCGTTAGCCTGTACACGAACACGTAGCGTAGATGTATCTGCATCCTTATCTGATATCTGATACTTCTGATTCGTTAAATCATTGTCTACTCTAAACTTTAATGTCTTTAATGTACCTTCTGCGATCTCCACATTATTAAAGGTATACACATTTGTGACTGAATCGATTGTAGCGTTATCTGCAGAGAGGACGACGAACGAAAATTCTCTACCGCCAACAGTTGTGACTAACTGCGTTCCTCGTGCGAGTGTTAGGTTTGCAGGATTATTCGAAGCCTGATCACCAGTGAATCCTGTGACCGCAATATTAACAACTGCACGAGAAGCGAGTTTAGACCTTGGAGTATATCCAAGCAACCTTGCCCGAGAGACTACATTACCACGTATTTGTGCTGAGTCTAAAAAGGCCTCGTTTAAACTGAAGTGAGCAGCCATTGCATTATAGTGTGTATTATATGCTAATACATCTAAGAGTACACTCATACCACTTCCTTCAAAATCATAATCATTAAATGTCGACTGTGTCTTCAGATAGTTCTTAAGATTCTTTTTAATTTGGTCGAAATCTAATTCCGTTACTTTAAAATTTGTTGCCATAATTCTTTACCTTAGTCTTCGAAGTACTAATTCAACTTCTTGTTCTATATCGTACTCCTTTATATTATAGTGTGCGGTTATCCTATATGCGTTATCATCTGCCAGATCATCAATAAACACATTATATACTTCAATCCTTCCCTCATGTATATTCAACACATTCTCTATATTCTCTTTTAATGCTATCTTTGTTATCGTATCAGCAGGTTCAAATAACAACCCTCTCATATTTGCACCAAGTGTAGGAGCAAAAGGTCTATCATAGAAGTTAGATAACAATAAGTTCTTTACTGCATTACGTATTGCCTGTTCATCCTGTGGTATATAAAGATCTTTTGTTTTATCATTTATATAGAGAGATAGATCAAGGTCAGCCCATCCTTTCTTACGAGAGGTACGTACCGAGGTCTCACTATCTGATATAACGAATCCTGAATTGTGTCTATTAACTGTTCCCATGTATCTATTTATATCCTTTTAGTTATAGTTAACAAGGTTCTGGAGACAAATTTTTCTCGAGAAATTTTTTTTATATAATGCATGTCGAAGCAAAACTCAGATTCATATCGAAGAACATGCATGTACTAGCCCCCCGCCACCCCTGCATGCATTTCCCCTAGTATATAATGGCCAATATGCGTACACAGATGCCTCATATATTCTCCGGAAACACTGTACATTTGCTCGAAAGTATGGTATAATATAATAGGTTCTATGGGGGGCAGAGGTAGTACTAATACCTTTACTGTATACACACATGTTCTCTATACCTTTATATAATGTACTTTTATGTACATGTCTCATTAGATCACACACTCCGCGCATCTTTATTCCTCTCTGTATACCATAAAGTATACTATTCTGTACAGTGTTATGTACATATTCCATGGTGCCTCTAAGGTATTCTCTTATATGATCCGATGTGGTACTCTGTTGTCTTATCGAGGTAAACCTAGGATCAACGTTTCCACCCGGCCTCCAAGTGTTTTTTTGACCGTTGCAATTGTTGCATTCACTAACCTGCAAAGACATTACTTGATCCATCTGCTACTGATGTACAGTCTGCAACCTCATCGTTCTTTCTCCCTATACCCTTACCATTAGCGAATACTGTACTAGAACCAGTTGCAATCGCTGCACTATGAGGTGTACAAGGACCATGCGGAGGTTTTAGATGTATACTATTCTTATCTCCCTGTCGCGATACTGGTATACCATTGCAAAAAACGTTAGAACTACCCATGGCTCTAACTGGTCCACTACAATGTGTTTGATCTGGATCCCCTACGCGCGCTACTTTCTGTGTATCATTGGCCATTATATACTCCCTAGTTTGGTGTTTATCTGTGCAATTGTGTAGTTTATCTTATTATCTGCAGATACTGTTTCTGTAGAAGTAATAGATGTGTCTGATATTGTACTAGGATTAAATGCAAGATTAGGATCTAGGTATGCAATTTTACCTGAGTAACCTCTTAATCCAAGTGTATCACTATAGTATGGTGAATCTCCTACGTTAGATGATGGAATTGGTTGTGTTCCTGTATCATATAATGTATCTGTACCAACAGCATGATCACGAAAATACTTTCTTAGTTGAGCTGGCGTTGTGGTAGGATACTTTCCTAATACACATGCAGCCATTCCTCCAAGATTAGGTGAAGCAAAGGATGTTCCTTTCGCTTCGTACTTTCCATTCTTTCCTAAGACCATATAGATTCCTTCTCCTGCAGCACATGCATCAACACGATCACCTCTATTACTAAATGTTGAAAGTGTTTCTTTATTATTTAATCCAGAATCAACACCGAATTGTGTACTTAATGATGCAACTGCAATTGTATCTCCCGCAATTGAAAGACCTTCTCTACATAATGCATGAAACAATCCAACTCCAGGAGGATTTTCTCTATTATATACTAATACTCCATTGTTATGGTCAATATTGTCAGGTAACGCAATCTTTGCACTATTATTACCTGCAGCAGATACATGATGGACACCTGCTTCAATCATATCTTCTAATGGTTCTATGTAAACTGGGTAATGTATGGCATTCGTTCGATCTGAAATATGGTTTAAAATATCAGTTCTGTTTTGTGCAGTCAGAGCTTTTGCATCCATACTACCTCCTCCTGGGACGGTATACATTTGAAAAGCAGGAGGTTTTGAACTATTACCATATGCATTTATACCTCCATTAAATATGCGATGTCTATCAGCTGAGGTTAAAGGCGCGCCTGCAGGTGCAATTTCCGAATATATCTGATCTCTAAATATAACTGAACTTGCACCACTGCCCCAAGCAGTCGGCGTGGCCCATTCATATGCATCTACCACTATAGTTGGTCTGCTGTTTCCTTTATTTTGATGAAACGATTTAATGGCCTGCCATGCATGAGTATGTAGTGCCATAAATCCACCCATTTGATTCCTTGGCCAAATATATATTTTAGCTCCAGTGGCCCAACCATAAGTGTTACTTGCTGTAATGTATGCCACTGCTTCTGCATGAGAGTCTACTGGAACTGTTGTGCTATCGAGTGCATAATTGACTGTAGAAAGACTGTGCATTCCAGATAAACTATTCCACTGAAAATTTTGTACTCTGCTTGTGCCGAGTGTTAAAAATTCTGGATCATTAAACTTTAATACACTTTCAATCTGTAATACAATATCAACGCCTTCTCCAATGTATGCATTATTGTATTGAGAATTAGAAACAGTGTTAAACGATGTGTTGTTTGTTTGGCTCTGATGTCTGATCAAACCCCAGTTACCTAAAGGCTTTCCATCTGGAAAGCTTCCAGGTATGTGTGTATTTTGGTGTTCTCTAATATAGTTTATTTGTTTTGATACAGCGTCCACAGGATGTTCAATATCATCTTCACATAGACAATAGTTTACAGCTTCATGATTTTCTAGTGCTTTTACCTGTTCGTCAGTGCAGTCTGCCTGGAAAAATTTAGGATAATAGAGAAGCTCATCCTTAACATTACTTACAAGTGAATATAAATCTCTCTGGTCATGACCAGGATTTAATACTATGTTATATAGTTTTGTCATAATTATATAGTTCCTAATTTAGTAGTTATCTGCGCAGCAGTAAAGTTAATGTTATTACTAGTTATTCTAACGCCTTGTGAATCAAATAATGGTATACCAGTATTATCTATGAATATTGTATTGTCCGGTGCATTAGCCCCAGCTTCAGATAGAACTACCGCGCTCTGCGATGTATCATTTATAATGACACTGGCCGACAGATCTGGATAATCATTTAATGTAAGTAAAAATGTCTCAGGTCCATCTTCTGATAAAGCGTCTGTGACTGTTGTAAATGTAATGGTACTTAAAGATTTTGTTGAATCAAATTCAAAGTTACCAGTCAATTGACCTTCAATATCATCTTCACTTATTCCAGTAATAGTGTATGGTAACAGGGTAGTCTCTGTATATGGGGTATCTGTCGATAGCGATATATCAAATGATTCTCCCTCATCTATAAATGTAGACTGTGATTTTATTTCTAAAACACGCTCTGGTGCACTGACGTCTCCAGCTGGAATAGAATTAGAATACGAAATAGGTGGATTTGTTCCTTCAAAATAGTTCTGTAATACTTCTTGAAACTGCTTAGTACTTGTGTTAACAATATGTATTAACTCATCAGTAAATACATTCCTGCTTATTATATTACCTTCTGCATCTACTTCATTGTAATCTATCTGTAAGTCATATATTTTAGAAAGGCTGTCTCTCTCGTCTTGCATTGCAAAAATAAGATCCTGGCCTGGAGGAAGTTGTTCAAGACTAGTTATAATTGTTGGCTGTACCAAAGCTGGAAACCTAAGTTTTTGTTCCTCAAACTCTTCATCTGATAAAGCAACTGGCTTAATATAAACACCACTCTCATCTTCGTAACCTTCTACAAATCGAGTAGCCGATCCTTTTGGAATGTATATAATATAGTCATCGTCATATAGATCTTTATACTCACCAAATAACTTAATCATATTTGGATATACACGTCGTGTCACTCCACTGTCATCTTCACCGCGTGAAAGAAACGATACATTTGTTACATTGATACTCGATGCATCTCCAGGAGACGTTATACTAATTGTAATATCAAATGGTATTCCTCTTGTTACTGCTGGAGGTTGTTGTATAGAAACAGCCATATTAGTTTAGATCAATCCTTGCACCAGTGATGGAAACATTACCACCTGCATTAAGGTCTATATTACCAGTGACGTCTGCAGCATAGTTACCACCGACTGTAAGATTGCAATCGCCGTTAATGGTAACGTTTGAGTTTCCACTGATTGTTACAGTGTCATCTCCAGTTGTAATCTTTATATGATTACTGTTGTTATGTTCTACGTCTCCATTTGGATGCATAAGGATATATGTTCCAGACGTATGCCGTATATGAATCCGCTCAGCACCAGTAGTATTATCAAACTCTACTAAATGACCAGCTTCAGTTTTGTGTACTTTATTTGTAGGAGGGTTAAGTTGTGCCTCGACTGGTATGTCAATTGTTCCATCTGTAGAAGATGTAATTGAGCCTAATATAACAGCATCTTGAGCACTTGGACCATCTCTAAAGAAACCTACAACCCAAGACTCGACCATGAGCTCATGGTTAGAACCAAACCCTTTATATGAAGAGGACGTATTAGGCATCATTACTGTAGCCCATGGTAGTTTATCTGTAGGTAATACTCCCTTGTCCATTGTATGGTAACCAATGCACCTAACACGTACTCTATTCATGTATAATGGATCACTTACGTCTTCTACAATACCTGTAAACCATACAAAGTTGTTATCTGGTGATATGAATTGATCTTCTTTACGGCTAATCATTACTCTGTCTCTCCATTCATGTCCATTATATAAGAATCTTTATTGCAATATACGGTCATTTGATACTCTTCGTCAAAGGAGTGTTCTATTTGTGTTACAATGTGTCTACCGCTAAGCATTTTATCCATCTTTATGTTACCTTTTATTTCACTAGGATCTTGTGTACGAGGAATCTCAAGGTATATGATACTACCAACTGTCAGATTTAGATCGCCAGCGAGTTGAAGCCGTTGCGTTAATGTATCTAATCCTTGTAGAGTGGCCTGCTGATTCAATAACGTCGGTGATGATGTATTTGAATAGTTATTTGAATCAAATGCTTTACTATTAGATGATACATAATGGTGGTGTGAATCAGTGGCTTCTTTTAATAATACGGATCCAAATGTAGATGCATCGGCATATACAGGATGTGCATTTAAACGTGTTGCATTATCGTCTGCCTTCATGACATGTGTTGTTACTGTCTTTGTAGCAATATCAATATCTGTTAATGTAGAGGAATAACCGCCGGAAGCCAGTGTTGCAAGTTGCGATAGATCTAAATCAGATGAAAGCTTTTGTATCTTTTTACGTGCTTCTTCATAATACTCTTCATCTCCTATCTGCGATTTAAAGTATGGAAAATGATTATAGGTATCGTACACTTCGTCATTTAACAAAGATGCATATGAACGTAGACTGACACCATCTTTTGCAGTCTCATAAAAGAAATAAGGTGTTCCTTTATCGTATGTATTACGCATTAACCAGGATATCGCCTCTAATGGATGTAATCTAGGGTATATACCTTCAACAGTACTCTTTGAATCTGTCTCTACAATATGAGTTCTTGACACTCCAGCGTCTCGCATTAACTCTTTAATTGATGATGCAAGTGTTCCTCCAAAGGGTTTAACCATTCGTTTTGTATGTGAAATGTACATGTGTTCAGAGAATGCTTCTATCTGATATACTTGTAACCCTGGCTTAGGCTTGGAATGATTATAGATCTCAGAGATAAACACTGAGAAATTAAATTGTTTTTTCTTATTATCGTTTAAAGAAGTATGCGTTACACCTAATATAATCTCTTCGCTACCTGTTATCTTTGCAGCTTCAAGGAATGAAACCCCATCTGCAATCACTAGATTGACCGTAATAGACGATTGATAGAGTGATTCTAGGACCTTAAATGAATCGACAAGATCGATTATATTGAACTCTTTACCGCTATTTGATACAATTGTTGCAGTCTTTAACTGATATGAAGAGGGTATAATACTCTTACTTGTACCTGGCTGTAGAAAATGTTGATTACTCATTAATCATAGTCTCAAAATCTTCTACGAATCTATCGATATATTGTGGCGATATGACACGTATACTTGACCTTTTCTCGTTTAAATCAAATACAAATGACTGATTAGATTGGTATGTAATATCGTTTATAGATGTACCACCGCTGACATATACACTATTGTCTGTTGGCCTTTTCTCTGGATCATTGGTTAAATGCCAGTGATGTGGTGCATCTCTGTAGGGATATACTCTAAAGGTGTTGACATTATCATTAGAAAGATTGCCAGTAATTATTTCTGACCTGCCAGATGGAAGGTCAGGATCACCAAAAAATGTACCTGTTACGTCCTTTAACACTAATTGATTAAGGTCAATATCTTTTTTAACTAATGTGCCTGTTGGAACAGCAGCCTGATTTTGTCCTGTACCGCGATTTAGTATGTTCGCTTGGCCAGTGATTGTTTCATTTAATCTAAATCTACCTGCAAGTGAGTCTCTGAATGTTGTAACGCCAAGGTCAGTATTGGTTACTGTAACAGGGTTTGTT